TTTTGACCTGAAATATACGAGGTACTATCTAATAGTTCCCCACTACATATCCTTGTCCAACGATCGTATTCGCTGCGATAGGACAATATCGGCATGATGTCTGAACATCCGACGGACTGAAGTGCCTTCAAAATAGACATGTTCTGTTCATCGAAGTATTCTGGACCCCACATCATAGCATCTCTTAAAGAATTTTGGATTAACTCTGTAAGGATTTCGTATTCTTCCACGTTAGGTGATTTCATCCACATGAGATATCGACCTTCTATGGTTTCTTTACTAAGTGGTGATAGAACAAAACCACTTTTATCCTCTACAAAGCCTCTCTTTAAGAAAGATACTTTATCCAGAGTGCTGAACTCTTCAGCTTCCCGCCAGTCATTCTTATGTTCATCAGTGTACTTAATTCCACTTTCAGAAAAGAATTTACCGAGCGTGCGAAGATTAAAGAATTCTAACGCCTCCTGTTTAACGCTATGGAGATGATCATCTCCATAGTATGCTGAGGTAGTCATTCTGTCGCAGTTATCCAACGATTTATATTCTTGTGGTGCCAAATGCAACCACGCCATATATTTATAAATATCGTTGTTAACTGAATTTACAACAGATGTCAAAGGATAACCTGAAGGTAGACCTTTATCTACAACAACTACAAAATTATCCACCAATGAGAGGTGGGTATACGCTGTAGTCATCAAGATATGTCTAATCTTTTGATTAGTCTCTGAATCGTTATAAATACGATTAATGACATTTCCAGAGCACTCAAGATTTTCGGCTGGGTTTCCCCTATCGTAATTGCCGAAATCCCCCGCTATAACAAAGGGCGAGTTTTCTCTGAGTTTCTGATGTAGCGACGTCCAGTCACTTCCCATCGGATTGATACCCACCTGTATCTCGTGACGCTCTCTGTTTTCTTCAATCATTTGTACGAAAGAAAAACAGAACATTCGAACCAAAATTGTGAATTCCACTGGACAAACAGTGAAACTTCTTGTCTTTGGAACAAAATTGGGGTCGTTCTTGAGATTGGTGGTGTGTCGTAGCTGCCGGCGCTCGTCTTTGAGGGTCTCTCTAAACAAAATACTGGGTACTTCTCCCCTTTCCATTTGTTGTAGAGCGTACACAATTCTTCCCTTTAGTTCGGGTTTTGGTACGTATTTGTCAGGTTTCCCTTCCTCTGTGACGATGTCGAACAGCCATCGCTTATCGTGGTCTGATATACCACGACCGACATCCCAATATGCACCTTCTGCGGTGGACATATTCATGCGATCTGCGTGGGGTACTCCAGGTATCCCGTTTACTGCTTCATCTACGGTAAGAACACGTAGACTTCCATCCTCGTGGCAAATAGAGCCAGAGAACCGCCTGTATTTGGCTACAAGATGATCTTCAATCATCTTGTAGTATTTGGTACTGAAGAGACGTACGTCATCTCCATATCCATTTACAGCGGTAACTAAAATGCTCTTTCTAGAGGTGTTCCGTGTATCGTTGTTATTTAAAACAGCCGAATCCACGCGTGCTTCAAAGCACGGGAACAACTTAGTTTGTACGATTTTGGAAACCCGTGAAGCAGGTTTCGTATATTGCCTAGGTAGAGTTCCAACGGCTTGGAGTCTAGGCGATAGATCAAGTATAGTGTTCCGAGGAACACCATCTTCAAGTAGACCCTCAACATACATGCGTTCTACAACTTCCGTCAAGGATTGCATTTTGAACGCTCCGTGGCGGCCATCAAGGACAAGCATAGCTCTTTCTATCTGTTCTCTGACGAGTACTTCAGAAAAAGCGACACTTCCCCCTGCAAGCCCACCAACGTGCATGCCGATTATCTTTTTGGTCGACTGGCTCGTGTATCTGTACAACACACCTCCACAGTCACCTTCCCTAGTTGATGCGGAATATTGGTATCCGCGCAGGAAGTTCTTACAAGTACCGTAATCGTATACGATAGATCGTGTATTTCGTGTAATCCTTTCAGGATTAAACATCCTCATCAATATACGTCCTCCTGAGTTGGAGTGACATATAAGTGAGCCTTTACACGGTAAGAACCGCTGATGATCAAACTCGGTGGCTATATGACCAAGTAGGTTTCTACCTTGCATAACGCGTGCAGAAAACCTATATACTTGAAGATCTCTGTCGCCTATGCGAATAGATCTATCGGACTCAAATACCTGCTGGAACTCTTTTCCAGCTACCGTCACTGTGAATGGTGTACCATCTTTAGTACCATATCTTTCAAAGAAATGGTGTGGTAACACGCAATCGTGTCCTTGCACTAGTAAACCGTTGATACGAGCTGTACGCCCATCATCTAACTGTAACCGCAATTCCACCATGCTATCCATACTAGCAGTGATCACACTTCGTGCTTGTTCGTCTTCAATTGACTGTATCTCGAAATTTGTTTGATACCTAGTTATAATTGTATCTCTAGTTTTATCACAATCCGAGTACTTGCTCAAATCGAATTCGTCTATCTGCGAAA